AGGAATTCTATACTACAAACGAAAATAAAGCACAAGGTATTCGTAATTTAATTTACAAAATACAACAAGGTGAACTGGAATTACCCAGTGAGGAATTATTTCCCCACCTAAAACAAGAACTGGAAGCATATTCCTATAAGGTAAATGCTAATGGTTTAATAACATTTAATGCACCCAGTGGTTATCATGACGACTGTGTTATGTCTTTAATGTTAGCAAATGAGGCAAGAGAAAAAATTGCCTTACGTAAATCCGGACTCTATATCGGTGGCCCTAAAATGAATGAGGCCACTAAAGTAAAATGGGGAATGGGAATGTAAACGTGACTCCCTGAAAGAGAGTTGATAACTTCAAACATATATGAAAAAATATAATAAGTACGGAGCAGCAAGTAAGAATGCAGTTAAATTTGATTCTGAAATAATAACAGAATATAAAGGACAACAATTACCTGATGATGTCTTAATGATAAGATGTTATAATAAGAAGGATGAATGTCATATTCTATACCAACCCAATTATGAGGAAAAGCAGGTAGGAATAGCCCTAGATCGTACTACCCCATTTAGTGATGCTGTTTTAACCTGGTTAATCAACTCAGGTACTGCTGAAAAAATGATGAAGGAAATTTATCAAATATTGTGGGGACAAAACACAAATAGTATACCTCTCAGTCAACAAGTAGATACACCAATTTATACACTTATTTCAAAGTAAACTTGGTTTCCCTAAATGTGGTGCGTATATTTATATATATGAAAAATACAATTGTCACCACATTCAACGCATTGCGCGATGTTGAAATTATGCTTGAGGTATCTTCATCAATGCATAACCACACTGAAACTCGTAGTTTAATTAGAGAACGAGAAAGGTTGAGAAATGAACTCTCAAACTTGATTTCCCAAAATGAGCTTGGTACATTATACCGTTGATTGATTTGAGATAATAAAAAAACAAGGTCTTCTCCTTACCCACTTGTTTTCCCCCCTATGGTTTAGTGACATTTACGTAGGGGGGTTTTTTCTGGGTTTAAAAGACTATAACCGCACGCGCGAGTATTTATTGACGTATGAAAACAGTAAAAGTAGATATCCCTAACTATTTAACAATTAAGCATTATTTGGGTTTCCAAATGATTACTGATGTTAAAGATGATATTGATTTGGTTATAAACACAGTCTCTATTATGACCGGACAACCCATTGACGAGATTAGACAATGGAATATAGACGATTTAGTAACGGTTTATAAGGCACTAGCTGAGGTACAAATGGAAACTAAACCTGAATTCTATCCAATATTAGAGGTAGAAGGTATATTATATGGTTTCCAGCCAATCTCAAAAATGAATGTTGGTGAACATATGGACCTAGAACGTTTAGCTAAGGACCCTCAGAAAAACATGACTGAGATTATAGCTATACTTTACCGTCCAATTGCAGAACATAAATTAAAATCTATTGAATTTAAGATAAAGTCAAATATTAAGGCGTTAGTGGGAGGTAGTGAACATTTGTTCCCGTACTATACAGTAGAAAAATACGATGCTAATCAACGTAAAATTGATAAAGAGAAAATGTTAGATTTTCCAGCATCAGTAGCATTAGGTGCGATGAGTTTTTTTTTGCTGACAGGAACAACATCCTTAAAAAATTCCCCAACCTCTTTCCACCACGACCTGAAATCGAAGATGACGGAAATGAACAAGAGCGTGAAGCAAGTATTCAAGAACACTACGGATGGTTTTTCACGATATATGAGCTTGCAAACACTCCCGTCTTACAAGTCACAGGAGATAAGTCAATACTCGATTTAAATTTTGTATTTGCTTTAAACTGGTTATCATTATCAATGGATGTAAATAGAGAAAAAGAACGAGCGTTAAAACAACAACAACAAACTTACAAATTAAGATGACAAAAGAACAATTACAAGGAATGTTAGCTGAAGGGTTTAATTTAAACCAAATTGCAGCCATTCACATGATTTCTAGAACTGAATTAGAAAAACTATTGGTTGAAGAACCCGTAGAAAAACCAATTAAAAAAACACCTAAAGTAGATATTGCTCCAATGTTTACTGAAGAAGAAGGACTATGAAAACTTATCAACAGGTAGTAGAAACATTTCAATCAGCATCTAATGCACACTTAGCAATTAATTCATTTGCTGAGGGTGCTCTTGATTACTTGGATGCTTATTCTCAGAATATAAGATACCCATTTATTTTCTTACGCCCAGTAGCATCACCTGGAGTTAACTTAGATGCAAATGGTATTAGCGGTACTCGCTCACTTACATTTGAGATGTATTCAATTGATATTCCCCAATTAAGAAATGCCTCACCACTAAAAATTAAAAGTGATACAGAACAATACATTTATGATTTGATCTCTTACTTTAATTTAGGTTCCCAACAACAAACCGAATGGATTACTCTACAGGGTATTCTACCAGTAGATGAAGCATTTGAAGATAGAGCCTATGGTTGGGTTGCTACTATTACCTACAATGATTCTTACATACTTGATTACTGCGCATTCCCATCACTAGCACAAAATGGCTAACGAATTAACTAAGGAACTTGAAATACTAGGAGCGAATATTGTAAATAATATGCGCCGTACCCTTACTACAAAGGGTATTAATGCATCTGGTAGACTATCAGATAGTATTCAGTCTAATGTTGATTCACAACCTAATCAAGTAGATACCTTAGATATCTCAATGGCTAGTTATGGCATTGTAGTTGATGAAGGTAGAGGTCCATCTCGTCAAAAGGGATTTAGTAGCAAAACAACTGGATTCTTTGCTGACCTAAAAAACTGGGTAGGTAAAAAATTAGGTATTAAGGGTAAACAACAATTACCTATTACCTACGCAATATACAATAAAATTAATAAACGTGGTTACCCACCCAATCCATTTATTGACTCCTCAATTAATACCGCTTTAAAACAAAGACAAGATAAAATTAACGATGCTGCATTCAGAACATTAGTAAATAATACTGATATTGCACTAAGAAAATACTATAAAAAGTAATGGCAATTACAATCCGACAGTCACCAACACAACCTAACATGGCCAATAATAATTTGGTTTATGCGGTTACTTCTAACTCATCATCTGCTCCACAATACCAGTTTGTTGCTGACTTAACCTATTCGGGTTCAGCTACTGTTTTACAACGTATTAAACAACAACCTAACCCAAATAATGCAGGTGTGTTTGATTTAGGAAGTATTATTACTAATTTTTTAGAATCAGATAATAACTGGAAAACAGCTGTATTTGCTACCTCATCAGCAGCATCAAAACGTTTCCAAGTTAAATTTGGTGAACAATATGGTACATCAGCCTCCTCATCAGTTACTTTATATACTGGGGTAGCTGCTGTTTCAGGTTCACCTGCTGTAACTGCTTCATCTTATTTTTATGTAATTAATGGTTTAGTAGATCCAAACGATAAGGTTGATTGGAACTGGCCTTCAGGCTCATATCTTACTTCATCAGTAACCCCAACAGGTGGTGGTGCTGGTTTTTCGCGTCAATACGCGCTTACTAACGCACCACTATCTCAAAGCATACAGGATGGTGAATACGCAACTATCTCAATTTTAAACGGTAATTTTACTAATAGTGATACTACAGCTCAAGACATTTACTACTATGAAGTTAATGTCTATAACTCAGCAGGTACAAACATTCAAAATATAAGTAAATTTAATATTGCCTCAAATGGTGGGGGACCTAGAACTAATAATACACAAGAATGGGATGCTTCAGGAGTTTATAATGGTCAAACAGCAGGAACACAATTACTAACTGTTGGAGTAGGTCCTGCTAACTTAGCGGCTGCTGGAAATTCATTAACCTCATCTTGGGCTTATTACGATGTTATTTTACGCCCTCAAGAATCAGCTGGTATAGAAGACAATACAGCATATTATGCTAAAATAAGATTTACCAAACAAGGAGCACAATGCGGATACGATGGTGTTAGATTTGCTTGGAAAAATGAATTTGGTGTTTGGGATTATTACACATTCACTTTACAGACAGATAAAGCATTTTCAATTGAACGTGCCTCATACGAACAAACGTTCGTACCTTTTAGTTCAGATTATCCCGTTCCCTATAGTAAGGAAAGACGTGGTACTGTAAATTACTACAACCAACCAATACAAACACAAGTTGCTAATTCAAACTGGCTAACACAAGATGAGGCTGATTGGCTTAGAGAATTATTCTTCTCAGCTAATGTATTTTACCAGGATGGTATTAATTTCTACCCCGCTGTAATTACATCAGTTGATTTGACTGAAAAAACAAATCCACGTACTCAAAGAAACTTCCAATACGC